CGGCGCGGACTGTGGCTGCGCCTGGGCCTGTTGCATCAACTGCATGATGGCCTGCTCGCGCTGCTCCTGATCGTCCTCGTCGATGCGCGTCTCCTGCTCAACGACTTCAACCTCGTCGTCCTGCATGAGCTGCATCAGCTCGACTTCGGACAGGCCACGGTACTCCTCGCGCGACTCTTCGTTGCGCGTGTCCCACCAGACCTTGACGATTCCGTTCTTCTGCAGCAGCGCGTCCTTCATCCATGTGTAAGCGATCTTGTGGCCGTTATTCTTCTTGTAGAACAGGTAGTTGACGTATTCAGTGGCCTGCTGAGCCTTCTCCTCGTCATCGGGCTTGGTCGCCTCAAACTCGGCCACCGTGTCGGAGCCGACGAACGTCACCATGAGCTGCGGCAGCATCGACTCGATCGTGTCGCGCACGTCGGTGGACACAACCGAAGACCTGCCATCAACCTCTGGCGGCGACAAGTCACCCACCGGCAGGCCAAGGTAGTAGTACATCGACTTCTGCCGCGCCATGCTCAGCTTGGACGAGGAATACCCAAGCGCTTGACGCGACTCGGCCCCGACCAGGGCTTTCAATTCGTCCTGAGTCAGACCCTTTGTCATTTCGTGCCCTTATGCGTTGTTGAGCTTTGGATAATTCAGAGGCTGGTATTCTTTCGGCTCTTCCCAGATGACGCAGACCAAGCCGAAAGCATCTGAGCCGTGGCTGGCCCAGTCGTGCTCAGGCCCAAGACCGATGTCGCGGATGCTGTCCCACTTCTCGTGGTACCAGCCCAGCGCTGCGCGCCCGTCTTCGGTTGTCTCTTCGTGGAATCGGATCTGCGGGAAAAGCTCACGGACGCGCTCAACGCGAGCCATCGCTGCACCTTTGCCTTGGTTAGGCACAACTGTTACCGAGTACCCAGCACGTTCCAGGGCGGACTCGTAGGACACGTCATAGACCTTGTCCTGAGTGGAACCGTCGTGAGGCAGCCAGAACTGTGCCCGGTCAGGCGTGTAGCCCTGTGAGCGGCACCAAGCGAGGTGTGCGTCGATCGGCTGACCGACAACTTCGTAATAGTTGACGGCGCGGATCTCGCGGCCGATGAACTGCACAGCCCATATGACGAATGCGTCGGCCTTGGCGCCAGTACCGCCGATGTCGCAAACGAGCCTGATGGTCATCAGCGGATCAGCGGGGAAGAAGCCAATGCGCTTCTCTTCGCGGGCCTTGGTCAAATGCTTGATGAAGTAGGCGCCTGCGAGAGCCGTCACAAAGTCACCCTCCCAAATATGCGGGTATTGCTCTGGCCGAAGCTCAAGATCACGCTGACGCTCACGCTCAAGCTTCTCTGGGAACTTCGGGTTATCGCGCCAGTTCAGCAGGACAACCTTGATCAGTGGGTCCTTGGTGTTCCAGAACCGTGTTTCGACTGGCGCTTTCTTGCGCTTCGAGTTCCATGTAACCCAAAGCTCGGCGTTCCAGTCATCGCCCTCCTCTCGAAGAGTTGGGATCAGCGTTGTCCATGCCTCATCAGTGACCGGCTCGGCTTCATCAACCCAGCAGATCAGAATGCGGCCCTTGGATTTGATAGAGCCAATGTTGCGATCAAGGCCGGCGAACGCGAACCAGATGCGCTTGTCGCGGCTTCTGATGTAGGTGTCGCCGATCTCGTAATAGGCCTTCAGGAACGGTTCGTCCTCAATGGCCCTCACGCACTCTTCAAATGACGAATCAGCCAGCGAGTTCATGAACTGTCGGCCGCAGAGGAGGATCCCTGAGACGCCCTGCATGCCGTAGATATAGCCCCGCGTGGCGATCATCTTGGCAAACCCGCGGGTCTTGCCTGAGCCGCGTCCGCCCTTGGCGCCGCGCACGTCAGCAGGCCCCTGGAACACTGGAATCAGCTTCTCAGGGATCTTGAGTTGAGCGACCGCCATTACATCGCGACCAGTTCGATTCTCGTTACGGTCTCGCCTTTGTCTTCTGGATTCGGCTCGTCAAGGTTGTACGCCTGACGCTGCGCCTTGATCACCTTGAGCTGAGCATCAACACCAGCGTTCAACGAGCGGGCAAAGTCGCCGTGCGTCTTCTCGTCGATATCAGCCTCGGCAAGGAACACGCTGAGCTTCGTTGCAATGCCCTGCCACAACGCCAGACTGCCTCGGTGAGCGAGGATCAGCGACGCGGCTTTGTCCGATGCCTCGGCAACAATCGAAGCCTCAGTAACCAATGAGTCCTCAGTGGTGCCGATGGTTACCGATTTGGTTACCTTGCGCTGAGTCGCAGCTCTGACCTGTTCAGTCAGGTCTCGCTCCCACCCGTGTTTCTTGGCTCGCTTCAGAATCGTGGCGTGGTTTGCACCATGCAACTCACCAATGGCACGGATCGAAAGAGAACCAGCCCGGTAGGCGCGTTCGATCGCCTCCCAATCAGGCTTGGCTGTCATACTGTATTCCTTCTGTTACTCGATCTCGCGATAGCGCGTGACTTGCTTGGCCTGTGCCCGGATGACGTCTTTGTCGACCTCAAGCCCAGTCATGTAGGCGAATGCGTAGACAGCGTGAACGTAGGCGCGGAACCACCATGGAAGGTAGGCACGAACGTTGATCTGGCGAGGCATGTCACTGCCCGCCTGTTACGGTCTTGCGCAAATCCTTCAGCTCTGTAGCCAGCTCGGCCAGATCCTTGTCCTTGCGCTTCTCGGCCCACTTGAACCAGGCGCGGACCAGTACCCATGCAGGGAGGCCACAGACGAAGATGATGCCGCCGATCGCAATCAGGCCAATGTCGTCATGCGCCCAGCCCCCAAGATCGAACCAGCGCACCACGAAGGCGCCGCCGCAGATGCTGGAGACGGTTGTACTGATCATCGCGACAACGAACTCACGAACTGTCTTGGGCAGCGTCATTGCCATAACGACAATGGCAGCCAGTACCGCGACAAACCCAAAGGCGCCGAGCTTGTAAAGCGCGATGCCACCCAAAGCGGTAAACGGTCCGGGTTCTGACATGGCTTGCGATCTCATAGGCGCCTCGTTGGTCTCGGCGTTGGGGGATAAAAAAGGCGCCACAGTGGGCGCCAATACCGCTGGGGAAGCGGGGTTCGGGAAAAAGAAATCTAGTGAACGGTGTTGGTGTTCTTGATGCTTTGAGCCAGCAGGTCAGACGCAGCCTTGGCGAATGTCTCAGCCAGCTTCGGCATACCGCTCTCCTTGCACTGCGAGGCAGTAGCAGCGAGGCACTGGGCAATCTCGATGAGCTTGGCGTCGACGGTGACTGTCATGGCCTACCTCGGGATTGCGGGCATAAAAAAGCCCCGCACTGTGGCGAGGCTTGAAAATAACTGCAGATGGCTGCTACGTGCGACTTAGTCCGAGCCGTTCTGGAACGTTCTTCGCCCGGATACCCATTACCAAGACCAGTTTCGTCTGCTTCGAAGCGGTAAAACCGCATCTTTGGGCAATATGCCAGAAGAAAGTTAACACGTCAATCTTGTTGACCTTTACCGGCCCAAAATGTCCAAACTGGGACAGCCAAGAAAATTAAAATGACGGAGATCAGCGCGGCTATGCCATTGCCAAGCCCAGCATAGACATTCAGTGCGCCGCACAAAAGAACAGTCGATAGATAGACGACAACAAATTTCCAATAATAGGTCATGCCGCCACCCTCATTTCAAGGCAAGCCTCAATGTACGCATGCCCGGCGATGATGTATTCGCGCACCTTTAGCCGGGATTCGCCTACTTCCTTGCCAACGTCAGCCATGGTTTTGTCCATCCCCCGGTAGTAGACCCGAACGCACTGCGCCATCTTGGCGTGCTTGCGGGCCATGCGGGCAACGAAGTGGTCAACCATCATCGCCTCTTCGTCCGTTATGTCGGCAGTCGGGAAACTGTCGAACTGCTCCACGTTGTCGCGCATCAGGACGTATGAAGGGGATGTGCAGCGAGGGATGCCAACCTGTTGACGGCTCCAGCGGCCCCAGTGGGTCAGAAGGTCTTCAGCGTCTCTCATGCTGCCACCTCTTTCAACATGGACGGGTGAACGGTGTGGCGCGCGACTTCGCCATGCTCGCGGTGCAGGACAATGGCCTTCATGTTCTGGCGCGATCTCCAGCCGCCGGCCGTGGCGTAGCTGTCGTTCGGGGCAAGGGTGTTGAACGACTCCACGGTGCAACCCGGGTATTC